CTTAAAACTGAAATGACTGAATCCTTCATGGAAGGCATGAAAAATCTTTTTGAAACACATTATGTAACCTTACCTGAAGATAAATATGATGTACTAGAAAATATGGTAGACAAGCTTGATGAAATGGAGACGAAGCTCAACGAGCAGATAGAGAAGAATGTTGCACTCAACCAAAGACTTGGTAAGTCAACTGCCTCCACTATCCTAAATGATGTTGCTGAAGGTCTTGCAGTATCTCAAAAAGAGAAACTACAAACCCTCGCAGAAAGTGTTGAGTTTGAAAGTGAAGAATCCTATCGTGGAAAACTGGAGACCCTTAAGGAGTCATACTTCAAAGGTAATAAGTCTCAAGCAACTGCCACGTCTGCACCTCAAGAACTCAAAGAAGAAGCAGAACATGTAGAACCATCAACTGGATCTATGGCTGCATATCTTGATGCACTAGGACGTATGAAATAGGAATTCGTTAATTTTTAAGTAAACAACTCTTACAGACCGATGCAACAAAACATCAATTATCAACAACTCACTGAAAAGTGGGCCCCCCTTCTAGATCACGAAGGGTCAGATCCAATTAAAGATTCACACAGAAGGAACGTTACTGCGGTTCTTCTCGAAAACCAAGAGCAAATGCTCAGAGAAGAGAATGCTTTCCAGTCTTTGACAGAAGCATCTCCTACTAACTCCGCTGGAACTGGTGGATTTAGTGGCGGTTCAGCTGCAGGTGGTCCTGTTGCTGGTTTCGACCCTGTGTTGATTAGTCTTATCAGACGTGCAATGCCTAACTTGGTCGCATATGACCTTGCTGGTGTTCAACCAATGTCTGGTCCTACAGGACTTATCTTCGCAATGAGATCCAGATTCACTAATCAGAGTGGAACTGAGGCTCTATTCGACGAACCAGATACAAGCTTCTCTGGACAGAACTCCTCCCAGAACCTTACAGGTGGCATGACCGATGTTGCCGCTGGTTTCGGTACTACATCTGGACCTAACGGCACGAACCCAGGCGTTCTTAACCCCGTTGGTTCTGCAACTACCACTGACTACTCTGTTGGTCAAGGTATGCAGACAGGTGATTCTGAGGCACTAGGAGACGCTGCTGGAAATGCTTTCCAAGAGATGGCGTTCAGTATTGAGAAAGTTACTGTGACTGCGAAGTCCAGAGCACTCAAAGCTGAGTACAGTTTAGAATTAGCTCAAGACCTTAAGGCAATCCACGGATTGAACGCTGAGTCTGAGTTAGCAAACATTCTATCAACTGAAATTCTTGCTGAGATAAACAGAGAAGTTATTAGAACTATCTACAAGTCCGCAGAACAAGGTGCTACAATTAACACTGCAACTGCTGGAACATTCGACTTAGACACCGACAGTAATGGTCGTTGGTCAGTTGAGAAGTTCAAAGGACTATTATTCCAGATTGAAAGAGATGCGAACCAAATCGCACAAAGAACTCGTAGAGGAAAGGGTAACGTTGTCCTTTGTTCTGCTGACGTTGCTTCTGCCCTTACAATGGCGGGAATCCTTGATTACACCCCTGCACTTAACGCTAACCTAAACGTTGATGACACTGGTAATACATTTGCTGGTACATTGGCTGGTAAGTACAAAGTTTACATCGATCCTTTCGCTGCAAACAATGACGCTAATCAGTACTACGTTGTTGGTTACAAGGGTACTAACCCTTATGATGCTGGATTATTCTACTGCCCTTACGTTCCATTACAGATGGTAAGAGCTGTGGGACAAGACACATTCCAACCAAAAATTGGCTTTAAGACTCGTTACGGAATCGTTGCAAACCCATTTGCCGAAGGTAACGTATCTAACCAAGGTCTTGGAAGACTTCTATCCAACTCAAACCGTTACTACAGAAGAGTAAAGGTTGCAAACCTAATGTAATTCAGATATTACATATCTTACAGAGAGACCTCAAAAGGGTCTCTTTTTTTGTGCCTATATAATAGACGGTTCAGTATGAGAATTATGAATAAATTAAAATGGATCTCTGTTGGTCTTGTTGGCAGTCTCTTTGCTGTGTCACATATCGGAATGATTGGATATATTGCAACTAGAGAAAAAAGCAAATTACCAAACGTTAATATACCAGTAGGCCCATACACATCCTATAAAGTAAGTGTACAGGAGGATGGATATGCTATTTCGTATAAAGCAAATGATCCCAAGACAGCATACATTACTAAGGACATCAAAGAGAAGGGTGGTTTCTTAGGACTAGCAAACAACACTACTAAGATTGCAGAAGAATACTTCATGGATGGTCAGACCAATCAAGGTGGTGCAGTATCTAACACTCGCTCATGGTTAGATGGAAAGCCTGGATTGACTCAAGAACAATCAGATAAGATAACTGCCGCACGACAAAGTGAGGCCTGTATCAAGGCAGTCGGAAGTGCAGAGGGTACAGGTAGATTAGTTGGAACTAGTGTGGGTGCCGCGGCTGCTCCTACTCTTTCAACTATTCCTTTTGTTGGTTGGGTTGCAGCTGGTTGGGTAGCGATGTTTGGTGGTAATCAGGGTGCAGAAATAGGTGGTAATATGGCAGAAGACCTTAATAAAAACTGCTAAATAAAAGTAAAACCCCATGGCGGTTACTGGTAATAACAATTTTACTGCCTTCTCTAGGCAAATTTCTAATAGGAATTTCCTATCGCCTGCTGGATTTAAGTTCAGTTTGGCCAAAACACCAAAGGTAGATTTCTTTTCACAATCAGTATCAATACCAAATATAAATCTTGGAGTATCAATTCAGACTACTTACTTGAAAGATATTCCTGTGCCTGGGGATAAGATGGACTATGGTGATCTAGACATTGAGTTTTTTATTGACGAAAATCTAGAGAACTATTTACAGATAGAGAAGTGGATGAGATCACTTGGATTTCCTGAGTCAATTGAAGAATCAATTCCTCTAGATCCAAATGAAGAAGATTTACTTATGGGTGCCAGATCGGATGGAAGTTTGTTAGTATATAATAGTAGCTTCCAGCCAATCGCAAAGATATTCTTTAGGGATATGTTTCCATCGGCACTAACACCTGTTCCATTTAGCGCTACTGCAACTGATATAAATTATATTATGGCAACAGTTACTTTCAAATATACTATTTTTAATGTGGAGAGTTTAGTAGGAAATGAATCTTGAGTTCATAGAAGAACTTTGGGAAAAGGATTCGGTTATAGATAATGAATTATTACACTCAGAATCTACAAAAACACCAGCCTTACACGCAAAGTATTATAAAATTTACAATAATATCCTGACGTTACAAAAATCTCAGGAAACTCAATATAAAATATTGAAAAAGGAGAAGTGGATATACTATACTGGTAAAGCACAACCAGAAGTATATGTAGACAAACCTTTTGATTATAAAGTTCTAAAGGCCGATTTAGACAAATACTATGATGCAGACCCAGATCTCATCAGATGTACCGCAAAGATAGAGTACTACCAGATAATGTTAAATTATTTGGAGAGCATACTCAAGGTCATTCAAAACAGAACCTACCAGATAAAGAATGCCATAGAATGGCAACGATTTACAAATGGGTTATGACAAATCTCAAAATTGCCAAGAAGAATGAAGTACATCTCACTGTAGATGCAGAACCTCATGTCCAACAAGAACTATCAGATTACTTTACATTTGATGTTCCAGGCGCAAAGTTCATGCCGCAGTACAGAAATCGTCATTGGGATGGTAAGATAAGATTGTTTTCGACTGCTACAGGTGAAGTATATGTCGGTTTGTTAGATAAAATAATTTCATGGGCAAGGAAGTCGGATTATAATGTACAGTTTATAGCTAGTGAAACATACGGCAGTCCATTTGAAGAGAACGAAGAGATATCATTAGAAGGTGTAAAGGACTATATGACTGCAATCTCCAGTCACACACCCAGAGATTATCAGATTGCTGGTGTATATGATGCACTCAGAAACAATCGAAAGTTAATTATATCGCCCACTGGATCAGGTAAGTCACTTATGATCTATGCTGTTGCACGTTATCATGTGGGTAGGAAGAGAAGGATATTACTTGTAGTTCCCACTACATCTCTTGTAGAACAGATGTATAAGGACTTTACTGATTATGGTTGGGACGTAGAAAAATATTGTCATAGAGTCTATTCTGGTAGGAAGAAAAGCACACAACAACGTGTAACAATATCAACTTGGCAATCTATCTACAAGATGGATAGACAGTGGTTTTCTCAGTTTGATGTCA